CACATTTCGTTCGAATGATATGCGCATTTGATTGCGATGATATGCGCATTAGACGGGAGTGATATGCGCATTTGATTTTTGGGTCGCCCGCGCCTTAGGTGGGGTTGGCTGTGGGATTGAACTCGTGTGCTGAATACTTGTTCATGATTTTCCTTTCTTTTAAGTGTTAATAAACCAGTTTATTTTGTATGGGTGCCGATTTCGTGACAGAAAAATGGGGTTTTTCTCATAGAAAATCGGCGGATTTTCTCAACGGAAATGTTATAGTGACGCAAGCTGCGTTGTCGTAATAACGCTTCGGATGGCGGTTAGGGGGTGGAGGGGGTCTCGCTTATGGTCATCGAACCACTTGTAACACCATAGAATGTGTTTGTCTTACAATCCAACAACCCATTTGCGTTATCCCTTATAAATGGTACTAATGGATGGTCGTCCAACTCCATACCTACAAAAGTCGCGTTATGTAATTGCAGAGTTGGATTACATGCTGCAAGAGCTGTCCTATCCCATTGTAAGGTTATCTCAGAATCATCAAGCATCATCTTGTTGTTTGCAAAGTCGCAAGTTAAATTATAGTACTGACCTGCACTCAAACCCAAAAATCTATTCGTCCAGTCCGATGTTGGTTTCATGTATGTACGAACACCATTCATATCATACTTAGGGCCGCATTGGATAATAAGACCAGAAGTTCCTGCGCCTCCAAGACGAGAACCAAGAGATACACCAGAATCTCGTGTTGTAAGCAGCCACTTCCATTTTGATTTCCATGTCGAGAAATTAGAAACCACAATGTCAGTAATCTCAATAATCGAATGAGCATCAGCAGCGAGCCACCTCGTACCTATTCCATCGACGAGACTATACACAATCTTGGCATCTTCGGGTACATAAGTATTCAGCCACCCCGCCAGAGCGGTAGCCTTGTCCCTATCACTCGCAGCCAACTGGTCCAGATACGCATTCGTTGCCTTGATCACCGCCATGCCATCCCTCTGACCAAACGCCGCGAGGATGGCTGCCTTGGCCGCAAACTTCAGCCATTCCTTCGTCGGTTTCAGCCCCCCGAACACGACCTGCGGACCACGAATGATGTTCGTCAGTGCCACCGCGCCGCCGCCATCCGACGCCTTGCGGGCATAGATGATCCCGCTAATCTGTTTGTTGCCGTGAATAATCATATCAGTTGCCGTATTGCGTTCCTGTAATCACATGCAGCGGGTCGGTGAAGCCCGTCAGTTTCACGTACCCCTCTGTCGGCAGCGCGGTCTGCGTAACCGTCAGCTCCGCCGCCTGCCCGTTGTACACCTTGTCACCCTCTTGCAAATCGTCATAGTCGCGCCGGTCACCGTACACCACATCCTCGGTCGAGACGGTCAAGTCATCGGCGAGCAGTCCGAATTTGTGCGTGTAACCGGCTACCGGCCCTACCTCAACTTCTCCGATGTAACGGTAGATGTCATCGCCGACATACAGGTCGTGGGTATTGAAGAAATCGAGAATGGTCTGCGCGTTCTCCTCGGTCTTGACATACACGAACCCCGCCCTGCCGATGACATAATCGGTAGCGGCTTTGATTTTGTCGAAGATGTACACCCCGAACCACGCCGCTTGCACCTTGAACAAAAAGTTGTCAAATAGTTTTCTCATTGAATCTGTCATATCTCTTTGATTTTAATTGTTACTCACCGGAGCCGCTCCCGGAACCGCTGCCCGAACCGCTGCCGGAACCGCCGTGGATTTCTCTCCTCGTTTTTGCCGTGATAGTGGCTGCTTGTTCTGGCGTGATACCGCCCATGAGCACGGCTATATCCTCCAGATAGTCATACACATCGTCCTCGTCCATGAGCCCGACGGGTTCGACCACCTCTTCGCCGCCATCCTCCGTCACGACCTTGACCGTGTCGCCATCCTTGACGATACCGAAGAACTGCCGTATCAGCGGGTCGCCGGAGTTCTGTGTGACCTCCTCAATTATCTCGCGGTTGCTAACGGCGGTCGGCACTTCATCGTAGGTTAGTATGTCCCATGATTCGTCAAGGGCTGAAACGACATTCTTTTTGCCGGTTACGACATAGCTTTTCCCCTTCTCAAATATAATCCATTCTGTCACACCGTATATACTTCCGTTCTCGTCAATACCAATCCTGCTTGTCGGACTGTTGTAGCCTGGAGGTGTAACAGCTAACGATTTCGGTACGGCACATAATCCGGTCTCGCTTTCATCGCTGTTCTCTCCGGTCACTTTGAATATCATTCCGACAACCGGTGTGGCTGGCATTTCAAAACTTCCGTCTTGTATGAGTCTGTAATCACTGTCGCCTATAAAGCACCCGTGTCCGATACCGCTCCATATAGCCGCAGGAAGTATCGCTACTTCATAATCACACACCTTTCCGCCCATGACAGCCTCTTTATTGGCTGTAGCTGCCGCTTCTTTTGCATAATCTGTAGGAATGACTACCTCCGCATCGGTGTATAACTTGATGAGCAGTTTGTCGCCCGCTGTGATAACAGGTACAGAACTGGCAAGCGTGAGGGATAGTGTTCCGGAAGCATAACTCACAGACAGCAGCGCGTACTTGAGCGGGGTGTAGAGGACTTTGCCGGTCGTCTTGTTGATAATGCCCAGCACATTGTCCTTGCCTATCTCTTCATCCACTTCGACAGTGATATTCCGTCCTGTAGTGGATGCTGTGACATTGTAAATAATCTCTTTCATATTTTCTGTAAATTACAGTACAATACCTGCAGCTGCAGTATCGTACAATTCTTCATTTATTTCATCTTGTGTCTTGCTGAAGTTCTCGTCATCTACTTCGGTGGCAGGGTGTGTATGGACTTTCTGCGCGTACCTCGCATCTGCCACTTGCCTCCAGTCTTCAAACCTGATATATCCGTCATCCGTGGCTGTGGGACGCACATCGCCTACATTGATGATACTGCAGCAAGAATCCAGTTCCACTGTCACCTCCGCTCTGTTGGCAGTCCCCGGTCCTGCAGACACGTCCCTGCAGGTGAACTTCGGTATGCTCTGACGGCTGCCGATAAGCATGTTCTCGCCCGTCTGCTTTGTCACTATCCATACGTGACGGCGGTAGCTGATGCTGTTCTGAATAAAGAACGACAGGCGGATATGGTGTACGTTGCCGTTCTCCTCATTGCCGCTCTCCACTTCGCATATAGGCTCGCCGATGAACCCGATGGCGGTGAACGCTATGCCGGTGATGTCCGGTGTGAGGCCTGCCAGTGCTTTCATCTCAATGTCGGCTGGCATGCTGCCTGCCGGTGCGCAGGCGATAGTTTTAATTCCAGGTATTCTCATGTCTTATGTCTATTGTCTTTCTTCTATTGTCTATCGTCTTTCCTCTTCCTCGCCTCTTTCTGCTTCTGAGTCTTGTATATCCTGTACCATGTCTTCTTCACGGCAAGGCAGTTGGTCTCGGTCGCTTCTATCCCGTTCTGCGCCATGAATGCCTCCGTCATGCTCTCAAACATCACGCTGCTCTTGCTTCTCGTGATGATGTCGCCTGTCATCTTCCCCATGAACCTTCCGAGTTCTATCTTGAAGTGGTTCCTTACGCTCTCTAACAACAGCCTCTTGCCCACCTTGCGAAGGCAGTTGTATGTCTCCGGAGGCTTGTTCAGAAAGTGGGGCAGGGCTATACATATCGTCGCGTCCTTTTCTGGCAGACTGTCCGCTGCCGTCTCCGGCTTTTGCAGGCACATCTCCAATATCGCCCGCTGAAGGCTGCCTCTGCGGGTGTGTACTGCCTCTAAATCCGTCGCCGCTACATCGCAGTCATACCTGTATGCAGGTTCGGTCTCGCAATCGCTATGCGCCATACGGTGCATCTCGTGTGCGTACCATTGTGCTAAATACCTCGGCCATGCAAGGTATATGTGATATTCGTTCTTCTTTTCCATAATCAATCCCTCATAATTATCAATTATCAACTATCAATTATCATTTCACTTGCGGTCTGCTCTGCTTGTTGTCCCATACAAACTCTATCTCAGTCTGCCCGCTTGCGTAACGGCGGAACACACCTTCTATAAGCACTTGTTCTATAGGTGACAGACTCTCGCCTGCTAACTTCCTATATACAGTCGTCTTCGTCCACCCGCCCCATTTCTTCAGTAGGGCGAGTACACGCTTGCGTTGCTGTGCAGGCATTGCCTCATAACGCGCGATGTAGCTTGTCGGTCGTTTCATTCTCTCGTTCTTTGGGCGGGAACACGAAGTCACCAACAAGTCAGCTCATTAAACACGCAGTGAATACGTTCCCGCAACATTATGTACTTGTCGGGAACAGCAAAGAATATGGTGCAAAGATAGTGATTTTCTTTGAATTATGCAAGAAAAAAATACACTATGTTTCAATTTGTGTCATTCTGCATGTTTTGTGTCCGGATAAGGGGGGCAACGTGCTTGTAATCTTTCTCTTGCTTTTGCTTTTGAGCTTCTTCCTTTTCCTGCTCTTTATTGATTTTATGATTGTCATTGTCTGAATCATTTTTACTGAATTATGCTGCAAAGGTAAATCGCGTCCGCTTTCGTTCTGCAAGGTCAGGCAGTCCCTGTTTTGCGGAAAATCTCCACACCTGCGGGTAGTATTTGCCGACAAAAATCTTGCAGGCGGCAGCCGCTACCTTTTTCAAGCAGTATAATTCAATAAAAATAAAAGATTCATTCAATTATTAACAATCAAAATCAAAAGAGTTATGGAAAAGAAAGAAGTAAGACAAGCGTCGAGGAAGATGGTAGAGGTGAGGAAGGAATTAAATGATTTTTCGGTGGAATTGGATGTGAGGGCTTCGGTCGAGGGGCGCGAGGGCGTGCCTGCCAATCAGTTGCTCCGCGAGGCTTATGGTATTAAGCAAGGAGCGGAGTTGCACACATTCGATGGCTGGAAAAGGCGCGGAGGCACAGTCCGCAAAGGGGAAAAGGCTTTCCTGTTCTGGGGCAAGCCGCGTATGTATGACAGCCGCCGTTTCTTTCCTGTGGTATTCCTCTTCTCTGCAAGTCAGGTTCATTTTAGCAAGGAGGTGGCATTATGAAAATGTTAGTCAAGGAAGCGCGGCAGCTCTCAATTGATTTTGAGAAGCCGCTGCGCCTCTCTGCGGAGGAGAAAGCAGAGAAAGTGGAGGAGGTGTCGCCTCTTATGGTGCAGTGGTGCAACATTAAAGAGCAGTATCCGGATGCCTTGCTCTTGTTCAGGGTCGGGGATTTCTATGAGGCGTATCGTGAAGATGCCGAGAATGTGAGCAGGATTTTGGGAATTACACTCACGCACAGAGGTACATCTAAAATGAAGTTCTGCGGGTTCCCTTTCCATGCACTTGATACATATCTTCCTAAATTGGTGAGGGCAGGAAAGCGGGTCGCAATTTGTGATGAGCTCAAAGAGCCGTATTATGAAAAAAAATATAAAAAGGTTCTGTAAGCAGGGTTTTAGCCCTGCTTTTTTTCAGACTCAGTCACTCTGCCGTCACATAAAAATTTATAATTTTCCACAAATTCAACCCTATCTTTGTCTCATTTGTGGATATGTTGTCTGCCGATAACATTCACTCACTGACATTCACTCATCAACATTTACTCACCAACATTCACTCATCAACATTCACAAACCAACAGCAACGCTCACCAACATTCACTCTCCATCAGCGAAAATCAGCAGCATCCTCGCTGCCCGTTGTCTTTCCACGCGCGTATGCTCTCTATATACCTTTGCAGTGTCAATTGTCAATCATAACATTATGGCTAAAAAATACGACCTCACACTTAAAGGCACCGTCGGATGGTGGAACTTCCACTCCGGAATGGTGGATGACATCATCGCGCGAAGCGGGGACAAGGAGATACACGTCCTCATAGACTCTCTCGGCGGTCGTGTAGATGACGCACTTTCCATATCTTCAGCTTTTGCTGCACACGGCAACGTGCATGTGCATTATCGCGGAATGAACGCCAGTGCTGCCACCATCGCATCTATGGGAGCCAAACACATCACCATAGACTCCACGGCTATGTACCTCGTGCATCAGTGCTCATTCTCTGTCTTCGAGTGGGCGGCTCTCAATGCCGACCAACTCATTGAAAAAGCAGAAGAATACAAGAAGCTCGCGTCTGATGCAGAGAAGATAGACCTGAATGTCGCCACTCTCTATGCACGACGTTGCAAGCGTGACCTTGGAGAGCTGCAGCGTCTCATGCGCGAAAACAAGTGGCTATCCGCAAATGAGGCTCTTGACTGGGGTTTCGTCGATGAGGTGCAGGAGGTCATTGAGCCGGTACGTCTCACCGCTTCCGTCGCCACTGCAATGGCGAATGAGGGTATGCCGGTACCGGAGAACATCGAGATAGAAGCTGACGGACTCATATCCCGGCTGGAGGACATCTTCAGCAAAGTGTCCAAAGCCTTTCGCAACAACAGCACTACTCACCAAAACGAAGCTCAACAACATTCACTCAACAACATAAAATCCAAAATCATGAAGAAAACATTTCTGATGGTTGCCGCTGTATTGGCGGCAGTACAGTCCGCCCTGCCCGAAGCGTCACAGGACGGCAAGTTCTCTCTTGATGAGGTACAGCTTGGCGCACTCGAAAAAGCTCTGGCGGATGCCAAAGCCGAAAAAGAGGCGCAGCTCACCGAAATCAACTCTCTCAAACAGAAGCTCGCCGATGCACAGAAGAATCTCGATGCTGCCAATGCGCATATCGCCGAACTCGAACAGGCTCCGGCAGAAAAGAACAGGCAGGTCATCGAGAACGGCATAAAGCACGAACCCGCAGAAAAATCCGAACTTGAACAACTCTCTGACACATTCGCACGTGCCGCCAGAATGTATAAAGGGGAGGAGTAACACGTATTGTCAAACAATCTAAATCACAAACATTATGTCAGTAGGTATAGTCACTTCAGAGCAGCTGGAGGCATATCAGAAAGCTGCCGTCAAGTACCGCAAGGAGTTCCTTGCGATGATGGTCATCGGACTGGAGGAAATCCGTCCCTATGTCACCATCCGTCCGGGCATACGCCACAAGGAGGCTGTTGGAACGTTGAACATGAACGCCCAGTTCGCACCCTACAAACGCGATATGCGTACAGGCAAGAACGTTGACCTGTCCTTCCGCGAGTTGGAAACATTCATGGGAGCTATCGACTATGAGTTTGAACCCAACTCGGCCGCTACGCTTGTCATCGGTGAGAATGCCGCCACCAAAGGCGAGGGGATGAAGAACGCGGAAATCGTACGCCGCGCGCTTGTCGAAATTTGCAAAACGCTCTCCGAAAACCTCAACAACGTACTCTGGTCCGCTGTACGCAATGCCGATGGCCACGAGTCTAAAGACCTCTTCAACGGTTGGGACACCATAACCGCCACCGAAATCAACGCTGGAAAAATTGCTGCAGACAAGGGCAATTACATCCTGCTCACGGAGGCAATCACCACGGAGAACGCCGTTGATGTTCTCAAGAACGCCTATCGCAAGGCAAACAAAATCCTCAAGGGACAGCAAACATTCATGTTCGTCCCGCAAAGCATCCTGGAAAAGTATGAGGACGCGTACTCCATCCTCCACAACTCAACACCGTGGGTGCAGGGATTCGAACAGCGCATCCTCGAAGGTTCCGAAGGCAAATGCCGCATCGTTCCGCTTACTTCAAAGGCAGGCTCCAAGTACATCCACATCTCCACCAAGAAGAATATGCTCATCGGTGTGGACCAGATGTCTGACTTGGAGAAGATAGAGGTGGCACGCTTCAGCGCGTTCACGCTCGATTTCATCGCTACCATGTTCTTCGGCGTGGACTTCGAGTCTATCGATGCGCGCCGCCTCTTCGTCATCGAAACTGCCGCCTCCGGTTCCGGCAGTGGTTCCGGCAGTGGCTCGGGTTCTGGTTCGGGTAGCGGCTCAGGTTCCGGTTCCGGCAGCGGTTCCGGTGAGTAAAATTTACATCCCAGCCGCAAGTCCGTAATGCAGCGGACTGGGCGGCTGGGATAATCTGTTGAACAATTAAATTATAAAATCATGTCAGCTAATACTGTTTCATGCAGCCCTCTGGCGGGATCTCTCAACTGGTGCGAGGGCAAACCAGTCTTCCCCGGTATCCGTCGCCGCTGCTGGTACATCCACAAGTCCAACATCACACGTTGGCCGACGCTCCCAAAGGACAGCGCAGGCCGTCCTACGTCATCCGTATATCAAGGCTCCTTCGAGCTTGCGGCGGACACATACTTCCATCACGTTGATCTGCTCGTCTCCAAATCCGGTATCTCTTCCGACCCGCAGGGAGAAGTGCCGAACCAGACACAGCTCAACAAATTAGAAGCTGTGCACCCGGGTACCGACGAAGAGGCGACAATGCTTGCTGCCTATGTGAACAATTCCGACTGCGTCTGGATTACGCAGACCGCTAACGGCAAGTACCGTGTACTCGGCAACGAGATGTACGAAACCGTCTCCAAAGTCTCACAGAATAACGGCAAAGGTGCTTCCGACAGCGCGTCCACCACTGTCTCCGTCGAAGTTCCCGACCTTATCCCTGCTCCTTTCTACGAGGGAGAGATATGGGATATAGATGCTATCGTTAATCCTGCGGATGGTCCGCAAAACGCACCGGCGCACGCGCCTCAAAATGCCATTTCCGGTTCCGGCAGCGGTTCAGGCAGCGGTTCTGGCAGCGGAAATGAATAATGCTCTTTGAAACATCCATACAGGATGCACCGTCTCTGTCGGAGAGTCTGGAGACTGTTCAACTTTCTCCGCTCTCCGACATCTTGCTTTCCATCGGAGAGAAGCATGCGCATTATGACCTGTTTGCGGACTCCGCTCCGCGCAAAGCCTGGCATGCGGAACATTCCGACCTCGCAAGGTGTGACCTCGCTGAAGAGCATGTGCATCTCTTCCCGAAAGTCGGACTGCGTGTCGTGGCTGTCTGGAAAAGAACTGTCAAAGGTGCCACGCTTGCACAGATAAAAGACAATGATGACATGGTCCCGCTCTTTGCTAACCGGCTTGCACCGGTCATCTGCTCCGTGCTGGGAAACAACCTCGCTGATGGAGGCTTCGCGCTCGTCACAACGCCGAGGCGCAGACACCGGCAACGCAACTTCGCCTGCCTCGTCACTCAGGCGCTTGCCATCCGACTCAAAATCCCGTACCGTGAGGACGTGGCTATCGCAAGAACTAAACAGCGCATCGGTGTGGACTTCACTCTCGGATGCCTTCCGCCGGAACCGAACCTCATTGTCTTTGACGACTTCGTCACTACCGGCAGCACCCTCGGCGCAATGAACCGCCTGCTTTCGCCGATGGGGAAGAACCTCGTTTACTTTGTAGGCGTAGATAATCAATAATTATGGACCAGAATTTGAAAAAACAATTGCAGGACTGGCTTGAAACTCCTGCAGACAAACGTGATGTCACTGTCGGAGCTATGCTCTGTCGGCGCATCACACGTAATATCACGCTCGGTAACAACTATGAACGTTTCCCCGCGCGTTTCGGAAAGATGGTGGAATACCAGCTTTCCAAGTTCGCCACCGTGCGCGTAAAAGAAAACGCTGACCACGCAATGGTTGAGCGGCTGGCTGTACAGGCTGAAGCCGTAGCCGAAAAGCACGCGCTTGATAAAAGGCTTCCTGGATTCGACAACTGGCAGGAGCAGAAACGCATCGCCAAAACACCGGATTTCGTCAAAGGCCGCCGAGCCGACCATGACAGCCTCCCCGAAGACATTCAGGCTCTCTATACGGAGAACCTCGCCGTCATGCAGAAGATGCGGCACTGCCGCGCGCAGCTGCTCGTCATCATGAACACAAAGGACAGCTCCGTTTGTCCTGATGCAGACCGTTACCCCTTTGTCAAGGAACTCATCGATCTCGATGCGCAGTACCGCGCTAATTGGCAGCGGTACGACACTTATACTCCGGATGGCGGTAAGTAGGACAGTTGAAAGCGTCCTGCGCCCCCTGAAGGAGTGTCCTGTACAGGCATACCTGTCGAACCGGCTGCAGGTGGCAGACGTGGTGGAATGGTGCCTCGCTCAAATGTCGGGCGAGGTCGCCATTCGGCAGACATCCTTCTCTATCTCCGAGGAGTTCATCCGGAGGCTGTATCACATGCGGCGCAGCGGCAAAGTGAAAGATATACAGTTGCTGCTCGATTACAAGGCGACCAATAAGACGCTGCGTCTCTGGCCGTTCATCGTGCAGACTATCGATAACTGTTTCCTTGCAGACAACCATTCCAAGCTCATCCTCATCGACGCGCCGGATCTGCAGGTTGCTATCATCACATCGCAGAACCTGACACGAGGCAACCGGCATGAGTGCGCCGTTGTCACTACCAATCCGGAGGTCTATGCAACGCTGGAGCATGAGTTTCAGGACTTGCTGCAATTCCATTCCGTTCCACTATCAGAACTCCTGCGCTCTAAACTTTAATCTTTCTTCTATTGTCTTTCTTCTATTGTCTCTCAACATGAAATACATCCACGTAAGCACCATGGCGGACATGCTCATGAAGCCCGACCCGGTTGATCTTGTCGTCCTCACTAAGGATGGGCGTGTCCTCTTTCTTAACAATTGCATCGGACTGCGTTTCGACCGGTACACCGGCATGCGTCGTATCAAACTTCTCGACTCCGGACAGATACGCACCGTCCGCGACATCCTCATTCTCAAAATCAACGGCTGCGAAGTCATGTGGTAGAATATCCACAACATTCACTCACCAACACTTGCTGCCCGCTGTCTTTTTGCCACGCGCACGCACGCACGTATCTTTGCACAAACATTCAGCTTTCTACTATGTACAAAGACACTTTCGAGCCTTACACTTTTACCACATCGCGCGGCCCACTCGTCGCCGCATTCGTGCCTGCGGCGGAGAAAATATGGAAAGAGGACGGCGGTGCAGAACAAATCACTCCGGAAAAAATTGAAAATTATGAGTACATGCCATGGGGTGCGGATAATCAGATGCCCTATGATATCTTGGAGCAGATAGAGAAGGACGAGACTATCAATACCTGCCAGCAGCACAACATCAAAAACTGCTACGCCGCAGGATTGGATTACATCCTTCCCGACAATGCCGCTTCGGGCATCGCCGACGAAGTTCGGCGTTTTTTGCTGCGCAACGACATGGCGGCATATTACCTCGGTGTCTGCACCGACATCAAGTTCTGGCAGTTCGCCGTCACCGTCATCACGCTCAACAAGAAGGGCAGTGCAATCGCTGCAATCGCGCGCAAGGAAGCAATGTACTGCCGCTTCTCTCCGGATAATGGTGAACGGCGGTATGTCCTGTATGCCAACTGGCGCGAAAACTGTCCGGACAAAAATAAAATTCACAAATATCCGCTGCTTGACGAAGACGACCCCATTGCTGACCTTGAGCAGTGTATGAAAACCTATGCCGCACGCAAAAAAGGAGGGGACGCACAGTTCGCAATTGTCACACGTATCCCTACACCCGACAGCACCTATTACCCCATACCATATTACGCTTCACTCTTCAAAGGCAAATGGTATGACATCAAGCAGCTCATTGCACTTGGCAAATACTCCAAACTCAAAAACGCAGCACCGCTCAAGTATCTCATCACCATCTCACAGAACTTCTGGGATGAGCAGTTCGAATTGGCGGGTATCACGGCGGAGGACAAACAGGCGGATTTCGTGAAGAAGAAAAAAACCGAGATTATCGACTTCCTTACTGGTGCAGAGAATTCCGGTCGCGCCATCTTCAGCGGTTCATACGTCGATCCCGGCACAGGCAGGGAGATACCGCACATCCAAATCACCAACCTCGAAAATGCCAAGGAGGGAGGCGACTGGGAAACTGACATCCAAGAAGCGATTAACATGGTCTGCTTCGTCATGGGCGTTCACTCCAACCTCGTCGGCTCGGTACCGGGCAAGTCGCAGTCTAATAATTCCGGCTCTGATAAGCGCGAGTTGTACATGATTGCGCAGCTGCTTAACAAGCCTACACACGACCTGCTGATGCGTGTACACCGTATCATCTGCTACGTCAACGGATGGAAGGACGTGAAGCCGGAATGTCGCATCATGCAGCTTACCACACTTGACGAACACAGGGACATCAAGCAAACCGACGATAAAGGAAAGGAGGAAGGACAATGACCATCATCACTGACAACACAACACTCATGGCGTATATTCCCAATGTGGTGACGGCCGTAGAAGGAGAACAAGACCTCTTTACGAAACTCGTGCCGCATCTCACAGTGGCTGAAGCTTGGTTCTTCCGGAATGTGGCATCAGAGGATTCAGTCACCACCGACACTGCTATGCTGTTTGCACGGAGCATCGTCGCTTGTGAAGCCTTCAGGAACGCCGTACCGTCGCTCAATGTCATCCTCACGCAGAATGGCTTCGGCATCGTCTCCAACCAGACGACCGCTCCTGCCTCAAAGGAGCGCACGGAGAGTCTGGTTGAGTCTCTCATTGAGCAGCGTGACAATGCCATCGAGCAGCTGGTGTTCTTGCTCAACGGGCAGAACACACGCTTCGCAGGCACTGTCTTCTGCGGCTATGAGGCGCAGCGCATGCAGGGCATCACTGCGCACCTCTTCGATAAGTTCACAGAGCAGAGGGCTGCCGTCTTCCGTCTCCTCGCTACACTCGCTGAAGAGGCGTTGAGTGAGGATGTGCTGCAGCAAATGGTGGCCGCCGCTTATACTGACGAGGCTGACCGCCCTGCAGGTCTGAAATACCTCTATGCTTATGTCCCTGGCATCATAGTCCGGCAGCTGAAAGGAGAGGGCTGCAGGGAGGATATACGCCGGGTGGTGGATTTCCTGCGCACACATCCGGAGCTGTTCCCCCATTGGCTGCAGTCGCACGCGGCAACACACTGGCAGGACTATACATACACTAACGACAAATCAAAAGGAGGGTATTGGCTATGATTCTCAATGTCTCTGTACCTGCTTCGTGGAAGGAACTGACACAGGAGCAGATGCGATACGCCCTCTTCCTCCTCGCTTCCGGACACTATGAGCCCGAACAAATCAAGTCCCTCTGTCTGATACGATGGGGAGGACTGCACCCAAAGGAACATGTCACCGGCGGCTACGAGGTGGAGCATGAAGGCAGCATCTTCGTCATCCGCCCGGAACAACTGGCTGCATTCCTTCCTGTGATGGACTTCCTGACTGACATACCCGATGAGCCGGTCAGACTGGAACATATACAGGGCTGCAGGGCTTTGTTCCCTGCCGACCTGCAGGGACTCCCCTTTGAGTCGTGGCTTGCTGTTGAAAACCTCTATCAGGGATATATCCGTACACGCCGCACCGACCTCGTTCAGTCAATGGCTGCCGTCCTATATGAAAAAGGGAAAAAGCCGCTGCGCCTCACGCCTGCAGAAGCATACGGTGTCTTCCTCTGGGTAGCTGCTGTCAAGCGGCTCTTTGCGCAAAGGTTTCCCTCGTTCTTCGTCTCCGCTCCGGTTGATGAACAGCAGCAGGACACTTTTACCATGCTGCGCAAGGCGATGAACACACAGATACGCGCGCTCACTAAGGGGGACATCACAAAGGAAAAGGAAATTCTCTCTCTCGACGTGTGGCGCGCACTAACAGAACTTGACGCACAGGCGGAGGAATACAACGAACTAAAAATACAATATGCCGATGCCGGTAAATCTTAAAAAAGTATGGAGCGCTACGGATTTCTTCAAATCCCTTACAGAGCGCAACCTTCTGGCGGTGTCAAAAGGCTTCCGGTTCGTGCAGGTGTCAGGGCTTGACGGACTGGAAGAGGCCGTCGCTTCAATGCAGAACACCGCCAATTTTGTCTTCGTAGTCGAAAACGCCGCAGGGTACACCAACCTTGACAATACGCCGCACACACGCCGCGTCCGCTCCGTCTTCATCGCCATGCGGCACAAGCACGAGGACATGCAGGCGCACCGCAGGTGCATGGACATCATTGCCGAACTCCACCGGCAGTTCTGTTCCGCGCTTATTCTGGAGCGGACACGGCTGGAGGAAAATATGCAGTATCTTGACCCGCGAATAACTCTGCAGGAAGTCTCCCGCTATCTGATACCAGGCACCGCCATCTGTATGTTTGAGATTGCAGTGGATACGTACATCGATTTAAGTTACAATCCCGAAGAATGGAATACACAGCAGAACAGTTAGAGACGGTCGAGAAGTGCGCTTCTGTCTATCTCCCCATTACGGACATCGCGCTCATCATCGAGGTCGAGCCGAATGAACTGCGTGCGGATATTGCTGCAGGCAGCACGGAGGTGGGTCGCCGTTACAGGCGCGGCAAAGCCGTCTCCAAACTGCAACTGCACGAACAGGAAATGCAACTGGCGAAAGTCGGTTCACCGCTCGCTCTTGACAACGCACGTAACAACCTGCTTGATATGGAGGATGACGAGTAATGGCACAGCTCAAGACTTTGGACCTGGCACGGCAGGAGATGTTCACTCCTGTTGAAGAATTGGAAGGGCGATATGCTCCGGAAAGGGTGCAGCACCTCGTCCGGCTGCGCGATATGTACAACTGGTTCCTCAACGACCCATCAGGACGTGACCGCGCTTTCGTGGCGGCATTCCAGGCAAAGTACAGCCTCTCTGCCTCCGCTGTCTATTCTGACCTGGCTGTGGTCAAACAGCTCATGCCGCTGCTCACGCCTGCAACACGCGAGTTCTGGCGAACTCGGGTAAGTGACATGCTGCTCGAGACATACAATATGGCGAAGTCGCGGAAGGACACAAAGGCGATGGCAATGGCGGCTAAAGAACTCGGCCGCGTCAATCGGGTCGAACTTGATGACGAGAAAGAACTGCCATTCGACCTCATTGTCATACAGCCCTTCACTCCGTCTTTCGACCCAACCATCATCGGATGCAAGCCTATTCCGAATGTGGACGAGGTCAAGGCTCAGCTGCGAAAGAAACTCGCCTCCGACATTCCGGACTTAGAGGATGTGGATTACGAACCCGCCGACCTCGAGGAGGAGACACTCTTCCCGGAGAACAAGGCACCGCAGTAGCGATATAGCATGGCAGACATATACTTCAATAAGATTCAGCAGCGCGTCATGTTCATCGGCGCAAAGGTCTCGGTCATCGTTGCCGGTCGGCGCACTGGCAAAACCTACGGCATGGGCGCGCCGTTTGCACTCCGCAACATGCAGCGCATGGAAGGCTCAACAGGCGGCATTGTCGTGCCTACCTTCAGGCATGGTCTGACCAACACACTGCCCGGACTCTTCAGCTGCTGGCAGGCAATGGGACTCGTCGAGGGTGTGCATTACGTCGTGGGTAAGAAACCGCCGAAGTATTTCAAGAAAGCCAAGATCGAGCCGCGTGAGTACGAACATGTCATCTCTCTCTACAACGGCAGCCGCGCAGTCCTCATCTCGCAGGACATAGCAGGTTCGTCCAACTCACTCACGCTCGACTGGCTCCTCATCGACGAGGCGAAGTTCATCAACTTCGAGAAACTCAAGGACGAGACCCTGCCCGCCAATGGCGGTATCCGTGCGTACTTCGGGCATCACTCATGCCATCACTCCATTATGATTATGTCCGATATGCCGGTTGGCACAAAAGGCTCGTGGTTCCTCAATTACCGCGAGAAAATGAATCCTGAAGTCATCCGTGCCATCGAAGGCTGTGTCTATGAGGAATGGAGGCTCAAACAGCGCGTCCGCGATATGCAGGCTGAAGGTAAGGAGGTGCCAAAGTACCTCAAGCACCATATCCGGTCCAACAACCGCACGCTTAACCAGCTGCGAGCTGCTGCCGTCTTCTACACCGAGGTAAGCACCATAGAGAATCTTGAGGTCGTCGGCGTAAACTATCTGAAGGATATGAAGCGCGACCTGCCGCCGCTCGTATTCCAAACCTCTATACTGTGCAAACGCATCGGGATTCTGCAGGACGGTTTCTATAACTCCATGACCGAGCGGCACAAGTACCACGCCGCAAATAACGAATGGCTCGCCACGCTCGGCTACGGACGCACCGAAAAGGAGTATCAGAAGCTGCTCAACTCGCAGGCTGACCGAGACGTTAATCCGGATGCACCTATCTGCATCGGAATGGACTACAACGCCAATATCAACTGGATTGTCGCCGGTCAGGAGTCAAATGGCAGGCTCAATGTCATCAAGTCATTCTACGTCAAGTTCGAGAGAAAAATCCCAGCTCTCATTGCCGACTTCTGCGACTATTACCGTAACCACCGCAAAAAGCAGGTCGTCTTCTACTACGACAGCACCGCACTCGGCTCCAACTATGCTGTCAATAAGGATGACTTCAAAAAGGTCATCGAGCGCGAGTTCAAGTCCCACGGCTGGAAAATAAAATCCGTATATCTCGGAAACCCCATGCGACACTCCGAGAAATACCTGCTCATAAACAGGGGCTTTGCAGGACAGAACCGGCTCACGCCATACTTCAATATCGACAACAACGAAGCACTTCTCATCGCTATACAGTCCGCCGGTGTCATACGGGGGAGGAACGGATTCGCTAAACATAAGGCCGGCGAAAAACTCGCGGAGTCCGAGGAAAACCTCCTGGAACACCGCACTGACGGCACCGATGCCTTTGATACTCTCTATATCGGAATGGAAAAGAAACCTGTCAAAAACACCACTGTCAATATCTACAGCGCATAACATTTACTCACCAACATTCACTCACCAACACACAGTCACTAACACGTAGCTCACCAATACTTGCTGCTCCTGTCTTTTTGCCGCGCGCACGCACGCACGTATCTTTGCAATGTCAATTGTTAAATGTCATGATTTATCTTCACGAAATAGCATCAGTTCTCCGCTACTTTCCTGCACAGGATGGTGACATAGTGGATTTGCAGAGTGTCCGTGTCAAGCCGGAAGGCGCGCCTGACTCCGCCTATGTGCAGGTCATAAGTGACTATAAGGGGCTGCAGGGTGCAGACCATTACTGGGAGTTCCCGGGCGCGGAGGACATCATACGCGCCTCTCTCGAAAAACGCAATATCCCCATCGCCGAAATAAGCGTCATATACATCATCTATCCGCCTTCAGGAGCGGGAGGCTCTTCCGACACCGATAGTTTCACGGTGCTTTTTACCGGCGCACGTCTCCTCATGTCTTCTGTCACTGCCGGACAACTGTGCCGCAACCGCTTCTTGCATACCGGCACCGCCGCTTGGCTCATGCCGGGGCAGTCATTTTCCCTCTGTTATTATTCGGAGAGCAACCCTAACCAGATAGGTCTGGGAACCGCATCACCGATGACAGTTTACCGCACCTATCGCAACGGCTCGTCGGAACAGTTCACAATACAAACTGATACGGACGCTGGGCTGAAGGAAGTGGAGTTTGAGTATCTCGCCGCTGTCGCATTTGACGTTGTTACGTTTGGGCTGCGCACATTCTGCTTTTATTATATCGACGCACCGGTTGTCGAAATCTTCAGCTTCCGCAATGTCTTCAATCTCCTCGAGACAATATCCGTTCCGGCTGCCGTCACTGAAGAACCGGACACCGACTTCGATACCGCCCGTCTTAACAATGTGCTTGTCCGCTATGATGTCGAACATAACAGGACTTTCACTCTGACAACGGCAACCCTGCCGCCGTTCATGTACACCAAACTGCTTGAACTGTGCCAGGCAAGGCAGGTGCTGTGGCGCACTTTCCTTACTGACTCTCTGACGCAGAGTAGGGACATCATTATCACGGAATACAAGATTAACAAGTCCACCGCACCTGACACACCCCTGTCACTGACGCTCAAATTCCGCTTTGCGGACACTACGCTCAACGACGCTGCCAACCTCTATTGACAACATTTACTCACTAACACGCAGTAACCAACAGCAACGCTCACTAACACGAAGTCATTAACATAAAATAACCAACACGCAGTGACCGACACAAAGTCCATAGAGGAACGCGCCAGATATGTAGAGGCATGGAATGACATGATGACCAAAATCTGGCAGGAACGCATAATGATGCTGTCTGTTTTCGAGTCCCCGCGCAGACGCACACGCGCTGATGAACCACACCTGTACGACAGCCTGCGGTATTTCCCCGTGAAGCATGATGACCGATACATGGAACTCACCCTGCATTTCACTTTCCCAGAATACGGCATTTTTCAAGACTTGGGCGTGGGGCGTGAGAAAGCACGGGGCAACTCCGGAGATATAGGCGAATACACCAAAGCGGGACACCCGCGCAAATTTCGTGAACGGCGAAAATGGTTCTCAACCAAATGGTATGCCTCTTGCATGAATATCAAGGACTTCATGGCACGCTCTATCGGCAGAGACTTTGTAGGAATGGTCTCAACCACCTTTGACGAACTCAATAAATACAAGTGATATGAAAACTGAAACTCGTCCCACTATGACAAGGAAAAACCGCAGGCTTGACTGGAAGAATTTCCCGTGGCACTCGCTCGTCTTTCTCCTCAGCACACTCGCCATGATAGGACTCGGCATTGCGGGCTTTATCGTCCCGCCGACCGGAGAAATTCATCAGTCTGTTTTTCAGTACGGCTGCCTGCTCTGTGTGCCGCTCGTAGTCTCCCAAATCAGACCTGTTCTCCAAGAGGCAAGCTGGTTCAAAACCACTTTCGGCAAGTTCTCCGTAGAAGGCAAAAGCAAACCGCAGGACGAACCTCCAAACTGACGCTCGACTTTCAACTTCTCTCAACTTTCAACTCTCAACTAATCAGACGCGCAGCCTCACGGCTGTGCGTCTTTGCATATTCCGCTTCCGCAAAACGCTCTCGGCGCACACGCTCCGCAGGCAGGGCGGGGGGTGCTGTTAGGCAAACAAGGGAAGAATTTCACATTCTTCCCCTGTAACCCCTTCTTTTTCTGCAATGTGGTTTCTCAATCTGTGGAAAAAATCGGCAATCTCTCCCGATTTTCCCTTGTTTTAACACATTACAAGTAAGAAATCAGCAGGTTAGACGCACAAAAAAATGAGCCGCAGGGAGGCTCAACCCCACGGCTCGGTGTCAAACATACAAAATGCACGTTTTTTTGTTTTTTTTGCTGTCTTTTGCTCTCGCGTATGCGCGTGCGTACCTTTGCAGCGTAAAATATATAAGGAGTATATGGATTATATTACAGAAGTTGAAGCCCGCCTTAACGGAAAGCAGGCGGAGCAGGAACTAAAGCAGCTGCGCGACCGTGCGGAGTCGCTCCGGCAGAAACTGGAGGAGGCGTTCCGGAGCGGAACAAAGGAGTCGCAGAAGTACTTTCAACAGGAGCTGAAAAAGACCAATGCCGACCTGAGGCGCATGGAGTCGGGGACAAAGGCTGTGGAGAGGACGTTGCAGCAGCTCAACCGCGCCACACCGAATGACCTCAATCGTGCGCTGCGCTTCCTGCAGGGCGAACTCAAAAACATCGAGCGCGGGTCTGCGGCTTGGAACGCACAGGTGGCGAAGATAAGGCAGGTGCGAGCGGAACTTGACAAAGTCAATGCCGAGATGAAACAGTCGGAGTCCTTCTTTACCCGCATGAAAAACACTGTGAACGGGTGGGGGGCTTCCATCGCAGCCGGTGCTGCAGCACTCACAGGCTTGGTGGCTGCCGGTAAGAAAGCGGTGCAAGCCTATGCCGAAATGGAACAGGAGGAAGCCAATGTCCGCAAATATACCGGCATGACCGCCGAACAGGTCGGGCATCTGAACGAAGAGTTCAAAAAGATGGACACCCGTTCTTCCCGCGAGCAGCTGAACAAACTCGCGCAGGAAGCCGGACGGCTCGGCTTGCAGTCCGAGGAGGATGTGCTGGGCTTCGTCCGGGCAGCCGACAAAATCAATGTCGCCCTTGACGACCTCGGAGAAGGTGCCACGCTGACACTCTCCAAGCTGACGGATATTTTCGGCGATAAGGAGCGTCTTGGAGTGGAGCGGTCACTGTTGGCTACCGGTTCGGTCATCAATGAGCTGTCGCAGAACAGTACAGCCGCTGCGCCTTACCTCGCCGAGTTTGGGCAACGCCTCGCCGGTGTCGGCGCGCAGGCGCACATGACCATTCCTGAAATCATGGGCTTCGGTGCTGTCCTCGACAGTCAGGGACAGAAGCTCGAGATGTCCTCCACAGCCCTCTCCAAAGTAATCATGTCACTCTTCAAGAACCCGGAGAAGATTGCCAAGGCAACCGGTCTGGCGGTGGAGGAGTTCTCGGAGACTTGCAAGCGCAGCACCAACGAAGGTCTGATGATGCTGCTTGACCGCTTGCACGAGTTGGGAGGTATCGACACGCTTGCGCCGGTCTTTGCCGACATGGGCGAGAACGGTGCGCGTGCTTCGGCTGTCCTCGCCGCCCTTGCCGGTAATGTGGATGAAGTCCGCAAACAGCAGGAAGCCGCTAACATCGCCTTCAACGAGGCTGTCTCTATCGACAAGGAGTTTAATGTACAGAACACCACCGTTCAGGCTGGCTTGGAGAAGGCTCGTAAGCGTTTCAATGAAATGGCGGTCGAACTCGGTCAGAAGCTGCTCCCTGTCATGAAGTACTTCCACAGCAGCATGTCCTACACGATGAAGCTGCTGAGTGCTACTATTGATTTCGTAAGTGAGAATAAGGATATCATTATCGCTACAACAGCTGCACTTGCTGCTTACACGATAGCGGTTAAGGCTCACACGATTGCGGAAAGCATCCGGAATGGTGTCGTCAAAGCCGGTGTCGCAGTACAAACGGCTCTGAACGTGGCCATGCACGCTAATCCGATCGGTCTGGTCATCGCCGGTGTGGTTGCTCTCGGAGCAGCTATTACCGTCGTGCTCAACCGCCTCGGAGTGTTCAAGAAGCAAGTGGATCTTGTGGCTGAAGCGGAGAAGAAAGCCAATGGTCAGTTCGCAGAGCAGCGTGCCAAGGTTCAGCAGCTGAACGATGCCGTGCATAATAACAACCTCTCGCTGGAGTACCGGCGTAAGGCGTTGAAGGAGTTGCAGAGCATCGTGCCTGGTTATCATGCCTCACTCACCAACGAGGGTAAGTTGGTCAACGATAACACGCACGCCATCCAAGACTATCTGATTGCTCTGCAGCAAGAGATGAAGCTGAAGGCAATGAAGGAAATGCTGGAGGAGCAGTACAAGAAGAAAGCTAAGTTGGAACTGGATAAGGATGAGGCAGTCGATACCCGCGACAGTAGTACCTCGTCCAACCGGCAGAAACGCAAGGCTAACAAGCAGGTCAACCGACTCTCTGCAGAAATCGATGATGTCGATAAACAGATAGACCGGTTGACCAAGAAGATCGGTTCTATGCCGGAAGCCGAGGTGCATGTTAAAGTGGCTGCCGGTACTGATGAAGCCGGAACTGATGATGACACTACGACCACCGGCGGCGGAGATGATAAAAAGTCAGTTGTCGATGAGTGGAAAAAGAAAGCTGAAGCACTGGCCAAGGTCAAACTGACGCAGGGTAAGATCAGCGAGGAAGAGTATCAGACAGAGATGCTGAAACTCGAAGCGCAGTACCAGACAAAGCTGATGAAGGTCTCGGCTAAAGGTAGTGCTGACTATCTGCAGGCGATGGCCGCTGCTCTTGAAGCCAAGAAGAAACTGCGCGAGCAAGATGATGAGAAAGACCTGAAGGAGCAAGAAGCGTATCTGAAGATAGCCTATCTGCAGGGAACAGTCTCCCATAAGGAGTACACTCAGCAGATGCTCGAACTGGAGGTAGAGCGTAAGAAGAAACAGCTGGAAAAACAGAAAGAGGGCACGCAAGCCTATCTGGAGGCGCAGGCGGCATATCTCGAAGCGTCCAAGAAGTTGCAGAAGGAGATGACCGGTCAAACGGTTAAGGACGAGGAGAAGCGGTATTCGGATGAGAGAGCCGTTATCCAGCAGAATTATGCTGACGGTAAGTTAACTGCTCGCGCTTATCAGCTGGCTACGGAAAAGGCAGAGTTAGACCACCTGCAGAACATGGTCAACCTCTACGAGGAAGGCTCCGAGGAGCGCATCAAGGCACAGGAGAAGTACAACCAGCGTTCATTGGCCATCCAGCAGAAGCACGCCGAGGATGCCAAGAAGATGCAGGATAATCTCCGCAAAGAGTACTTCAAGTCTGCTGGTGGCAATTCTAATCCGGAAGGAATGGCAGAGGAGAAAGCACAGTTGGAGATTGTCCGGTCACAGTTGCTTGCTGCAGCCACATCAGCAGAGCAGCGTCTGCAGATAGAGGAAGCCTATCAGAAAGCCCGCTATGAGATTGCCAAGAAATACGGCGACAAAGCGGAGATGATGGCGGTGAACAAGGCAAAGGCTACACAGGACAAAATACTGGAGTACATCAATACCGACGGATTCCAGGCATTCACACAGTCCTTCTCCACGATTGTAAACGGCATGGGGCAGATATTCTCCGGCTTGTCCTCCCTCATCGATGCAGAGACTGACCTGCAGACTGCCAACATCGAAAAACGCTACGAAGCTGAGATAAAAGCCGCAGGCGATAACTCGAAAAAGGTTGCGCAACTGGAGAAGGCCAAGGAAAACGAGATTGCGGCGGTTAAGAATGAGGCAGAAGGGAAAAAGTATGACATGCAGGTGTTTCAAGCCGTCGCACAAACCGCTATCTCCGCTATCAACGCCTATTCTTCTGCGGCCGCTATTCCTATCGTTGGTTATATTCTGGCTCCAATCGCAGCTGCCATGGCCGTTGCTGCAGGTGGCATACAGATTGCCACACTGAAGAAACAGCGTGACGCGGCACTGGCACAGGGGTACGCAGAGGGAGGTTACACCATGCCGGGAAAGAAGTACGAGCCTGCAGGCGTAGTCCATGCCGGTGAGTGGGTTGCCAGTCAGGAACTGTTGGCCAACCCTACGGCTGCAGCTACCATCGCTCAGCTTGACAAGGCACAGCGAACAAACACAATCGGCAGCCTTGACCGCCGGTTAGTCAGCGCGTCCGTCTCCGCACCTGTGGCGGCGGCACAGGCTCCGGGGCGTTCCGCCATGCCTGAAGACAACCTGTCCGACACACTCCGCCGTCTCAATGACCGGCTTGACGAACCTTTCGTCACCATCAACACTGTCACCGGAGACAAGGGCATACTCCGCGCACAGCAACGATATGAACAACTCATCAGAAACAAGTCATGAAAATCTTGGTAAACGGACACGAGGCTGCACTCAAAAAGGATGCCTCGTTTGAATACATAAGCGAAAACCCGCTCTTCACAGACGCGGAGGACTACACCATGGATCTGACCTTCCCCATGAAGAACTGCCCGGATAACATCCTCATCTTCGGTGCGCTCCATGTCAAGGGCGTGGAACTTAACAGGGTGGTGTTCAACTGTGAGATGCGGTCGGGAGCTTTCCGCAAGACCGGCATTCTGACTGTCATCTCCGTGTCAGATGTTGAAGTCAAGGCGCAGTTTCTTGAGGGACGCTCCGCGCAGAACTTCAATACCGATGCCTCGCTGCTCACGAAACTCACCGACATGGACTTCTCCGACTATGACGGCACCGGTGATGCCGAATCACAGTACAGGTATGAGGGCGATGGATGGACGGACTTTCCTGTTTATGATATTGCCACGGAAAAGGTTGTTCAGAACTTGCGGCACATCAAACTCTCCCATTTGCTCTCACTGACTGCGCAGATGGCAGGCTACACGGTGGATATGTCCGCTCTGACTGCCATACCCATGTTCTGCCATATAGCGGTGGCAAACACAGTGCTGCCTCCGTTTGACACGGCAGGTGCCATGCCGCTCAAAAGTTCACTCCCGGAATGGACCATCCTTGAACTATTCCGTAAGACAGGAGATTTCTTCGGTTGTGTCGTAGAGGTGGATTCTACTGCCAAACGCATGACCTTTAAGCCTTATAGTCAGCTTAACCATTCGGGTACGGTGCAGCTTTCCATAAACGACAATTTCTCTGTGGAACTGTCGTCTGTGGATAAACCCCGATACAAAGGCAACAGGACTTTCTGTCTGCCCAAAGAAAGCAACCCCGACAATGTGAACATTTGCCCGTGGCTTCCGCAGATGCCGCAGGTGCAGACGGAGGATATTTCAGCCCTTAATTTTTACACGCAGATACAATATCAGATATGGGGGAACTGGGATGATTATATGTCTGAAGACCCCTCTGTATGGAGAAGGCAACTGTTCCATCTCATAGATAACTTTGCGGGTGAGGATGACGGTTTGTATGCTCTCATCACACAATCCGAGGAAGGACAAACAGCTGACCGCATGATTCTGCGTGCGGAGGTTATCAACCAGTTTGAGGGATGCCCGTCCGACGGCGAGGAACTTGACATCGCGCCGTGCCGGATTGACTTCCGCCCCGGTCAGTTCGGGACTCTTGGTCAGTATGACGCATACCGCATGGCTTTCATTGAAATACCGGATAATACTGAAGCTTTGGATAACGGAGATGCGTCAGCATTTGAGATAATGTCAGAATGGGGGAATGCGAAGGAAGTAAAACATTTCGACAAACTGTGGATTGCTCTTGAGCCGCCTGATACCCAGCAGCCGCTTATGGAATATGGATATATGCCGTCTGACGCAGACGGCAGGCAGGTCTATACACGGAAATACGAGCAGTGGGGGTATATGATTGAAGTGTCTGACACTGATAGCACGAAATACTGTTTTGTTTCTTGCGGCTTCTATGTCATGCCCTATACGCTCTCGCCTTACACGCCGGAAATACAGGCTTACCGCGCCCTGCCGACAGTGGACGAGTCAAAACTCTACCGCTTCAAGTTCCTGGCAGACACGCTGCCTGACCCCAAGGCGATATACCTCATTAACGGGCGGCGGTACGCATGCCTGCGCCTCACCGCCCGCTTCGATGTCCGCCGCATGTCGCAGCTCATAGAAGGGGAGTTTTATCTGATCACAGCTTAGGGATATAGGCTTCTGCAGCATGTGCGTCAGGCACACGCTTCTTGGCGTAGCGCATGCTGGTGCTGATGTCTGCATGACGCATGTGATCCTTCAGCCTCACCACGTCCATGCCGTGTTCCAGCGCCTCAATAGCCCCTGTGTGCTTCCAGCCGTACAGCTTGCGGCTGTCGTCAATGTTCAGTTCACGGCGGTACTGCAAAAATCGCTCCCGCAGTGTGGACTTGCCCAGAGGCTTGTCTGAAGGAGTGCCGCCATGGCCGAACAGGTATAGTTCCGGCGCATAGCTGAACACGCCCAGTTCCTCCATCAGCTGCAGGGTCTCGTCATTGATGCCCGCGCTCTGCGTCTGCTTGTTCTTGCTCACGGAGTTCCTTATCCGGATAATTTTGCGCTCGCGGTCTATGTCACCCACCTTCAGCAGCCGCGCTTCGCCCGGACGGATGGCGGAGTAGTACATCAGTTCGATGGCGAGCCACAGATAGGGCTGCCGGTAGCGGATGGCTCTCTTTAGGCGTGTACGCTCGTCCTGGGTGAAAGGCACCGGAGCCAGATCCACATACTTGCCACGGTTCTTGATATCCGTGCATGGGTTGTCGCCAGTATAGTATCCTTCTTTCCTGGCGAAGTCGAAAAGGCAGATGAGCCGCATGCGGTACTGCTTGATGCTCTCGTGGCACAGCCCGCGCCCTTCGTCTTCATCGGCAAGGTAGTTGAAGAACCGCTGCACGTCTTTCTCTTGGAAATAGCCGATGCACACCTCTTCGCCCATGTTCTTTTTCGACCACTCGGTGAATACGTTGTATTCGCCCCTGTACTTGCGGAAGCTGGTGAGGCGTACCGTGCCGCGTATATCCTCCATGTAGTCGTTGATGACATTGGGAAGGAGCAGGTGCTGCTCTATTGCATGATGACGCTGCCACTCGTCGCGGTGGCTGTCATCGAAGCGCAGCGGTGTGGTGTTCTCAGGGTCGGACAGGTAGCGACCGCTTTTCAGATATTCCGTCCTGTCGGCGATGATGGCTTTTGCCCTGGCATATCGTATGTCAGTCGGCACTGTGAATCGCAGCCCCTGGCATATCCGGAATTTGTGAAGAGTGTTACTGCCTGGCAGTCGGAAAGAGTATTCCACATACCAGCTTTTGCTTGCATCGCCCCCCTTGTCATTAAGGGTAGGATAGCTGATCAGTTGTTTTGTTCGCATGGCTTTTATAACGCGAAAAAGTGAGCGGCGCTCACTTTTATTCACTCACTTTTTCGTCTTGTTTTTCTGCTCAATCCCTGTATTATCAGGACTTTCGCGGTGTCTTTTGTCGGGAAGACAGGAGGTTTAAGCCACTGATAACAGGCAGTGAGCAAGGAGTTTATAAAAGTGTATCTTATGAGCGGGTGAACGCACCGCTCACTTTTATGCTATTGGTGCTTTATTAGGTACTTAATTAGGTACTTAATTAGGTACTTAATTGGTGTTTTATTGGTACTATATATGTCATGTACACGCGCAGTCCCATGCGCATAATGCGCGCGGGACTAACGCGCGCGCTATTGCTTTTGTTGTTTTTCCTGCTTGTACTTTCTTAAAAGTTCGTTGAGGTTGTCAATCACCTCATCCTTACGCCTGCACTCGTCACAGTTGGGCTTTGCCTGGCTCTCCGGAACATACTTCTCCGGCCATGTGACGGCATCAATGACAGAGAACCCTCCAACTTCACAAATTTGTGTAATTTGACTGAAGGATAAATCGGTACTTCTGTTGAACCAATTGCTCAACGTCTGTTGTGATACACCAAGTGCTGTTGCCACTTGTTTGTGCAATACCCGCTTTTCTTCGAGTAATGCCACCAGATTTTTCTGAATGTTGATCATTTGGATTCTGTTATCATTTGCAGTAGCATGTCCCTCTTGTCCGGCGAGACTTCAAAAACAACAGACACACGCTCCTCATCTTTCCCTGAATCCTTGACATATTTTTCCGGATATGTAATGATGTCGATGATTGACATGTGCAGTTTTTCTGCGATATTAGAAAGGTCCCATAATGACAAATCCTGCCATCCATTTGAAATTTTATTCCACTTCGGCTCGGGAATGTCAATCATCTTGGCAAATGCAACTTTAGTTAATTTCCTCTCTTCTTGGATTTTATTAAGATTGGAAACTGCAGGGTGAATAGATTTAGTACTTTTCTTTTTCATAATACAAAATTAGTTAAAAAAGTTGATTTTTATATTGCTGATTTAGAAGAATTTATAAACATAATCTTCTAAAATCGAATTTTTATCTTGCGGATATAGAAATTTTAGTGTACCTTTGCAGCGTGAAAGGTAAAATTTACTTTTGCAAAGGTATTGTAAAATTCTAAAACAGCAATAAATTATGACAAGAATTTCTAAATTTCTTCAAAACATCAGGATGTCAGACTGGGCTGATGTGCGTTCAGAACTGCTCGCCCGTGTGTCCCGTGTCACGCTAACCAACTGGAAACAGGGGGTGTATGAAGCGGATAGCATCTATTGGAAACCAATCAATGACATAGCCGAAAAATACGGCTACGAAAAACCTTATTCACTATGACACAACGGCTGTATTTTGTACGTTGCGTGGCTACATCAACCGGCAGCGCAGCGGAACGCAATCTGAAAGATTATGTGCGGCAGTTCGACGGGGCAATGTGTAACCGTAACGGCTGGCGGCAGATTCTCTTCGCAATCCAGGATGCCAAAGCCGAGTTCAACGCCGCTCATCCGCGTTGCACTCCCACGGATGTCAAGTTTGACAGCGTTGGGGGCAGCATCAGTCTGAAGGAGCGGAATGCGGAAGACAACTTCCGTCTGCTGGATTTCTTCCCCGTAGGTCAGTTCTACCTCGGCGGGGAAACGCTGAAGATAAGTGACGGTTGTGAATATGCGGAGGAGGTGTGAGTATGGAAAAATCGATTATATGCGGAGATGGTGTGAGTATGGAAACAACGATTGAAGGGCTGCACAGGTTGGCGCAGGAGACAAACGCGGGTAGGGTACAGTGTATAATGACGTATGCAGACGGCTCGCAAGTGACAATAACCTACAAGGTTCCAAAATGAGTTGGGAGTTGTACCTTCCGCCAGAAAACCCGAACCGGAACCGGCGGACGGGGCGTTTCATGAAAGGGCACACACCTGCCAACAAGGGCAAGACATGGGAGGAATACATGCCCAAGCGGTCTCAGAAGCGATGCGCCAAGGGTTGGAAGAATCTCTATAAGCACCGACCTACCGTCCGTCCGGATAACTCAGGCAGATGCCGCAAGAAAACAGTAGTCGTTACGGACGATGGCAAGTTCCGGATCTTCTCCTATCTCAAGGAAGCCGCCGAATGGGTTGGCGGCAGTCGCGAGAACGTAGGACGATGCTGCCGGGCGAATATGAGTAAGAAGGTGTGCAAGCACGATTGGCGGCAAGGACAGCCGAAAGGTGCAAGCAGAGTGAATACAGACCACCGATACAAGGGTTACAGATTTTATTTCTACGATGACCCTGCATGGTGGGACAAAGTAAGGAATCCGTAATAAGTAGAAAATAAATATTTGATTTTATATGGATATTAAAGAACTATTACTCCTGTTGGATGTAAAAGACATATTGGATTTGCCAAGTGCAATGATGAGCAGGCTATGTGGTTCTGATACAGATTTATTCTTCCATGCCATTCAGTCTATCGATGGCTGGCGGTGGGATTGTGATTCATTCCAAATGTTGTATGAGAGAGAGATGAGTGAACGCAAGAATAAAAAACAAGATTTTACACCCCCGGCTGTACAGGATTTGCTTGCGGAATTAGTTGGAGATTCTCATTCTGTGCACGAGCCAACAGCCGGTAATGGCGGATTGTTGATTAGAAATTGGTGGAAGGTGTCTTCTAAAACATATCCATGGAGTTACAAACCATCTCTTCATCCATTTGATTGCTGGGAGCTAAGCGACCGAAGCATTCCATTTCTACTATGTAATTTAGCAATTCGGGGCATGGTAGGTTGTGTGCACCACGGCAATGTATTGACAAAAGAGGAGTCACATCGGTATATATTAACAAATAGTACAGATGACGCCTTGGGGTATAGCAAAATAATTCAGGTGTTATGACATTTAATGAAGTAAAAAAAGAGTATATGCAGTCAAAGATAGATTTTGACGGAGTCAAGGAAAGTACACTTTCTGTTATCGCGACACAGTATAAATCATATATTGAGCCTATACTTGGGAATAATGTAATAGAAGATTTTCGCTCCAGAGATCTTCAAGAATTTGTTAATACATTATTGACTGAGAAAAATCTTTCTATACATACGACTAGGGATTTAGCGTCTAGGGTTAAGAATATAGTTGGATATGTTCAATGGAAATATGAGATACCTGTTTATAAACTGGTCGTTAAATATCCACCTCAGAAGGCAATCGCACAATTTGACTACGAAAAGACGTTCACGAACGATGAACAATTGAAGATACTACGTGCTATTTCGGACAATCCTTCAATACATAATATGGCAGTTGCTTTGATTTTATTTACAGGATGTCGAATCGGAGAAATTTGTGCTTTACGATGGGAAAATTATGACCTTGGCAAAAATTCAGTCCGCGTCGAGCATACTCTCGAACGTATCTATGATCCTTATGGAAATCGAACAAAGATTGTTATACAAGCCGCTAAGACTGCTACATCACGGAGAGAGATCCCCCTTCCTGACGTTCTGAAATCATGGATGCAATCTCAGCAATGCGTGAATTTGCCTAACTGGTTTATTGTATCGGGCAGTCATAAGCCTGTAGAACCCAGACTTATGCGTACATACTATTATAGGTTGCTTGAAAGTGCAGGTGTACGGCCTCTATCCCCACATAAAATGAGGCACACATTCGCATCTAACTTGATAGCATCCGGTGGTGACATTAAAACCGTGAGTACTTTGTTAGGGCACGCAGATACTTCTATTACACTGGACATATACACCCATATCGATTTATCCAAGAAGAAAAATGTGATAGATAGTTTTTGGGGACGGACAAAAAAGAAAGAGAAAAAACAATCGACACTAACGATATTGCAGGAAAGGACTGCATCTTTATGATATATGGCTTGGATTTTTAACGGGGTGTATATTCCTGATGACGATATATACCCATCCGACGAGAAAGGAAATATCTCGCCAATAGAGATAAACATTGATCTTTGAAGAATATGGCTGAGAAGAAAAAAACATTAGAGGTCACAGACCAAGAACTGAAGATGCTGCATGCGGCATGTGAGCATATTAGGCTTCACCGTCCGACCAGGGCAGGGAACTTATATGTCCGGGACTCGATACTCAAGGAAGATGTGCAATGCGATGTGTATGACCTTGGCTCGCTCATCGGACGGATAGAAGAATTATTATTTAATCTTTGACATTATGGAAGTAGAAGAACTTGAGAGAATGGCTTCCGTCTGGGTGTCCGGTTGCTTCCCGATAGGGGAAGTAAGAGAAGCCGCGTTTAAGAGTTACCTCGCCGGTGCATGTAATTTTCAGGACTATCTCTGGAATGAGGCTAATCAGTATAAGCCGGAGAAAGGGAAACCTGTTCTTGCTTGGCTTGGAAACGATAGGTATGAGATTCTAACATGGACGGGTGAGTTCTGGAATAGGAATGACATGATAATGGCAGAAATCCAGAACGGCGGCTCCATACAATACGGGATGAATCGGAACTATACAGATGTCCTCTATTGGAGAGAACTTGATATACCGGGAGCCTCGCAGGAGATGAGCAAACGTATCGCATACATTAGGAGTGATCTAAAACATGATAAAGACATACAGAGGTTAGGCTCCGAGTAAGGAGGAGTAGAACTAAAACTGCCACGGGTGGGAATCCCAAAGGCACTGTGAACGGAGATAAAACCCTGCCACACAGCGTTTCGCGTCGCCCACCGGAGCTTCATAGAGAATGAAGCTTTGCAGCCGAAAAGCCCGGCTCGCCTCTGTTCGGGGGAAAGGAATTTATGTATATGGCCAAGTAACATTAAATTAAACATTATACAAATTCTGCAACCATATACAAGAGGGGTTGGACTCCCCTCTCCCTCACCAAGCAATAAAACTCAATTTATTATGGCTACAAAGAAAAGCAAGAAGGCTGATAAGCCTGGTCTGACCCGTAAGGAGCGTCAGCAGATACGCAAAATGATTACTGCGGCATCCACGTTCTCCATTGACGAACTGGCCGCCGCCATCCGCGAACAGCCCAAAGGCAAGCTCGCCATCCAGGTGATGGTGGAGAGCCTGTGGGACAAGTTCCGCGCAGAAATGAGGATTGAGCCGCCCGTCCGCCGCTTGGAGATGAGCCTGAAGGAGTGGAAGGAGGAAGAGGCCGCCTACATGCGCTGGACGCATCAGATGAAGTCCGCGGCTGCCTTCTGGTACCTGTGCGGCATGATGCACGAACAGAACCAGCGGCAGCTGCTCGACATCCTCGACAGCAGCAAGGATAACGATGCCGCCGCAGAGACAGACACAAAATAAGCATCTACGGCGGGGCGCTTCCGCAGTGGCGGTAACGTATGGGAACAGCGAAGAATAATGGCACGCACGGGTACCCGCCGCCCGCACGTGACTAACACATCAATATCACAACTCTGCCGGCTACACCGGGGAGAGAAAAAACAATATCGACAATATGAAAGCAAATGCAGAACTTTTGTTTGTGGACGGAATCTTGCACCCCTCAGGGAAGATGTTCCGCGTCATCCTCAAATGCGAGGACAACGACGACTTCCGCACAATCATCAGCCGTATTGAAGACAACGAACAGACTTCCGGAATCAGCTTCGCCGGATATGAGGCGCACAAACACAGCATGGCGGTCTGCCGGCAAAACAATACACTGGACATCGTACCCGTCAAGTGCATCGAAGTAGTCAGCCGTAACGACCACCATCCCGCGCAGGTGGCACAATATATACTGTCTTTGATAAGTTAATACTGCCATGGCTGACACATATTCGCAAGTCATCGAAAATGCCGCCGCTAAAAGCCGCGAACTCAGACAGGAGGAGATTTTCACCGGTACAGAGTTGTTCCTTGCCGCACATCCGGATATTGCAAGAGAGCGTGAGAGGGAGCGTAGGCAGGACGGCAGGAAGGCTGAACACTTCGAGCCTTCCTATCTGTACCGGCGTGTTTACAAGGAGATGGGAGTGACGGATGAGGACATCACCCTTCCGCTCTCCTTCTCCAACCACGACGGCATGACGCAGACGCGAGAGAGGAAAATCTTCACCATGGCGGAGGACGGCGGCATCGACATCCTTGTATATGACATCAACGGCAACGTCATAGAGTACGCCAAACAGGAGCCGACGAAGACGGAACAGCAGTCGTCGCTGCCTCTGCAGGTGGAGTATGTTGTCCACCGCTATGCGCCGGAGTACATCCGTCAGTGGGAGGATGAGCATCGTGGCAAGACGCTGCACAAGTACGCTTTCCCGTCTCGGAAAAAGACAGGCGACTGCGGCACCTTCCCGTTCTTCCCGCCGCGTCTGCTGAAGAAGTACCGCGACGGTACGGAGATACCCACGCTCATACTCACCGAGGGCTACTTCAAGGCCATGTGCGGCAGCATGCACGGCGCGGACATCGTAGGATTGGGGTCTGTCACGCTGTTCGAGGAGAAAAAGAACGCGCAGCTGTATCCGGACATCATACGCGTCATCAAGAAGTGCAAGGTGAGGAACATCGTCATCGTATGGGACGGCGACGCGCTCAACATCAGCCGTGAGCGGTTGGAGGAGATGCGCAAGCCCGGAGCATCGGCACAGGAACTCACCACGCGGCCGCGACAGTTTGCCAGCGCGCTTGACAAACTGCGCAGGCTCATACAGCGCAACTTCTCGAAACTGGAGATTTACTTCGCCATGGTCAACAGCGACAACCTGCACGGCAACCCCAAAGGATTGGACGACCTGCTGTGCAGCCCGCACTTCAGGAACGTTACCGGAGAAATCATCGACGAGCTGAACGACGTGGAGGCTCCTGCACTCTATTTGATGAAGTACAACATCAAGTCGAACACCAACGTGGACCGGTACTTCTACATCAACTCCGTCAAGGACTTCTATGACCGGCACAGCGAGGAGATAGGCACGTGCCGCTTCAAGTACATGGGGACAGTCTATCGGTACGACGAGGGGCAGAAACAGCCGGTGAAAGTGGGTAGCTACGACATCAACGACGTGGTGCGTATCGACGGCAAGTTCTACCTCGAGACGCGCATCCCCTCTTTCCGCGATCTTGACGGGCGTATCACACTCAAGCCCATCAGCCGTCAGGACATAGTTGACGACTACGGCACCGAAGCGCCGCGCAAGCTCATCCAGCGCAAGTACATCAGCTTCGTCAATATACCTTCGCATACACACTTCCAGCAGGTCATAGGCAACTGCTGGAACCGGTACAGCCGTCTGAGCTACGAGCCGGACGAAGGTAGCTGGCTGCATATCGACGCGCTGCTGCACCATATCTTTGACGAAACTGGCATGTACGACCTTGCGCTTGACTATCTCACGCTGATGTATCAGAAGCCGGAACAGCAGCTACCCATACTCTGCCTCGTCAGCAAAGAAGGCTCCACCGGCAAAACCACTTTCCTCAAACTCCTCGAGGCCATGTTCGAGGAGAACGCCGCCGTCGATCTGTCGGATGCGGAGCTGTCAGCACAGTTCAATACCGTCACATCAGGCAAACTCGTCATCGGAATAGACGAGACCGCCGTTGGCGACAACAAGAAGATAACCGAGGTGCTGAAGCGCATATCCACCTCCGACACCACCTATACCGAAGCCAAAGGCGTGGACAAAGTCAAAGAGGACAGCTTCACGAAGATTGTCCTTTGCTCCAACAGTGAGACGCACTTCGCGCATATTAAGCCCGACGAGCAGCGGTTCTGGATTATCCGTGTGCCGGTACTCTCCGACGAGGAGAAGGAGAAAACACCCAACATGAAAGCGTACCTCAAACAGGAGGTGCCGGCTTTCGTCTCCTTCCTCAACAACAGAGGCGTGCAGTCCAAGAATGTCAGCCGTATGTGGTTCGCATGGAGCCAGTACCATACCGCCGCGTTTGACAAGCTCATACGCGACCAGCAGCCGAAGAACATACGTGTCATCCGTGACTACCTGGAGCCTATCTTCATGGAACAGCAGCTCGATACACTGCTCTATGACGCGAGGTTCATCCTCGAGGAACTGGGCGACCGCCTCGACCGGGGCATAGATATTGACAAACTCCTCTCCACCGACCTCCGCCTTGAGAAACTGCAGCACGTTCAGCCGGACGGAAAGGTGACAACCCGCTCGTCCTCTCCCGTCAGCTTCTGGCACATGGACAGAACCGGATGCATCGTCTGCGGACCTACCGACCCAAAAGACACTTCCGGAAGATACAAACGATACTGCCGACCGTATATCTTCCCCGCAAGTGTCTTCCTCAGCGAGGACAAATACAGGCTGCTGCGTGAGCGTATAGAGGCGCGCAAGGGCGAGAACGTCAGACAGGGAGACCTGTCATTCCAACCGCAGGAGGCGCAGACGGATGACGCTGATGACGACGACCGGCCGTTCTGAACAGACAAAAACACCCTTGCATTAAGAAAAAGTGATTTTACATTTGGATAAGTCAAAATAATGCACTACCTTTGCAGCCGAAAATGAAAAACACCTGCGATTATGGAAGCACATAGACAGCAAATCCTCGTATGGATGGATGCCGAAGAGCAGAAGATGGCTGCGAGGGGATTCATCCCGTCCAAAAGATGGTACGCGGCAAGACAGACCGCCGGAACAATCGAGGTAAGAACACAGTTCTGATATGGTAAGGAGAAAACGACAAGACCGTGTGATGATAGACACGCATATCTTTGTTCACTACGCAAACGACCCTTCGCGCCTTAGTGAATATGTGCGTGATATATTGGATGACCCGAATACGGAGGTGTGTATGAGTGCGGAGAGTATCCGGGAATTGGTGGTGGCATTCAACTCAAGGAACATCAGTTCGCATCGCTGGAATACGGCGGATGATATAGTGAACGATGTGGTCAATCTGTATGGCATCACCGTGCTGCCGGTTACTCCTCAAGTCACATTCCGTTATGCTCATCTGGTTCTTAATGATGCGCAGCGGCATTATGACCCGTCAGACCATGTTATTATTTGTCACGCTATAGAGGAACACCTGCCGCTGATTTCCAATGATGCCAAGTTCCCGTTCTATGGGAATCAGGGGCTGGAACTCATCTGCGACGAATAATCCAGCTACTCTCCCGCTACCATTATTGCACCCCCCAGCGGGTGCTTTTTTTATGTACCCGAAGCAAGCCGTTCATGGGACATTTCGGTGCTGATATGTGTGAAAAAAACGGCCTTTTTTGATACATGTTCCGGTGACATGTTACAAAAAACGCATTTTTTTAACATAAATATGCATTTTTTTTTGCATTTTATTTGCACAATCCAATTTCTTGCCGTACCTTTGCACCGTTCAAACAAAAATAGAATTGGCAACTGGTAGAGTTGTCGCAGGTGTGCGGCTTTTTTATTTGCCGGTTGTAGAAAATTGGTATAGTTCCGGATACCCCGTGTGGCGGCTGTAATGGCACCACAAGCCAATTCTATTAGGTTTGAACAGCGGGTAGTATCCGGTTCTTTGTTTAATGTTCAAAATAATAGAATTATGCAGACAATGCAGTTTCCGGCTCAGCCTGTGCAGGCAGCCAAGTTATCAAAGCGGCGCAGCTGCCGCACCATCGACCTCAAGGAGATGTTCTTCTCGCTCGCGCATTCCGTACGTCTAAAGGGTAGGGATGCTTTCTTCTGGCCTACCGACAACGGCATGACCTATCAGTTCCGCCTCGGCGACAATGTATGCACCTATTCATTCAGAAAGGAGGCCGCCGTATGCTGAACACACAGTGTCTGACCTACAGACAGGTCAAAGAGTACGTCCGCGAGCTGGCGGACAACATCCCCGCTCTTGACACCGTTTGCGAGGAGTACACAGTGCGGCACACACCCGCCGCCATCATCGAGGAGCGCAAAGGGGTTGACCGAAAGTACTGCCCTGAAGAGGTGTTTATGACAGCGCGCATCGGCAACATGCACATCGAACTCAAAGTCACATGCAACATCTACGGACAGGAAGGAGGTGGCAATGAAAAAGCTTAATGTGCTGGACTTGGATGAACTGCCCATGGTGCAGGAGTTCCTCGTTCCTGAAGGATTGGACCGCAGTACGCTGGAAATGCACTGTGAACAGCTCAAGGATGTCTATATCCGTCTCGGTATGCTTGCTGCTGCAGAATGCCAGCTGACCGACGGACTGGTAATAGTGACGGACACAATGCGTGTTTTTGCCAACCTCTATGGTGATTTGATAGAAATGCGCAAGGAGATGAAAGAGTATCTGACGGAGGAATAACCGGACTGGAGTAGAAACTTCAGAGACGGTACATGCTTTTTTGCCGCTGGCACGCATCGCGTGCCGGCGGTTGTTTTTTCTTGGTAAAAGCAGCCTTTTTATATATGGGAGCGGAAGAAGGGGAAGCAGGGCTTCGGCGCCCCGCAAAACCCGTTTTTGACCGGACGGCGATAAAAATGCCCCCGGAAAAGTGTAAAAAAAGAACCCCACGGAATGTAAAAAGTCACAAATTGTGTTCTTTTGTTCTAAAATTGGCGGAAATGGCTGATTTTTATATGCTTGAATATAGAACACCAGTGTTCTAAACTGTTCTAAAGTGTTCTAAATTGGGAAAAAGTGTTCTAAAAGTGTTCTAACCTCTGTTCTAACCTCTGTTCTATAGTGTTCTATTTGATAACCAATAGGTTATATATGGGAAAATAGTGGGAAAATACACCTATGACAGTTAGAACACTAAAAAGGCATGTCCAACAAAAACAGCAGTGCCGCCACAAAAAACAGCACTGCCGCTCACCAATATTTACTCCCCAACACGTAGTCACCAACAGCGCAGCTCACCAACACGCAGTCTTCTCAAACCGGCACGGGCCGGGAAAGAGTCCGGCAAGATACTCCGCCACGCCGCTGTTGATGGCACTGTCGTAGATGCTGAAGCTGTTGGCATCCTTCAGCTGCTTCCGGTCCTCCGGAGTATTGAGGTGCTCCAGCTTGATGTCCTTCCGGTACTGACACGGGAACGTCGGGAACAACTTCAGAATGCACGCCTGCATGGGCGCGTTGGTGCTGATGCCGTATTCAGTCCCGGACATCCACCTCTTCAGGCTGTCGCTCATCACGCTCCATGCTCGGCGCATGTACAGCTTGTTCGTGTGTCCTTCAAAGAACCGCATATCCAGTCCCAGCTCTTCCATGTACCTCCCTGTGTCGGCCATCGTCTGGGTGTAACGCTTGTCACCTATTCCCTTCTCACTGCCTGAAGGCATACGCGCGCCCTTGTAATAGAGCGGGTACAGGTCAAAGTACGTCGGCTTGATGAAGAAGTGGTCGTCTGATGACAGCAGGAACGCGTCAAGGTCGGTCCTGGCAAACACATACGCTATTTTCCTGTACACGTTACGCGCCGGTGAGTCGCCGGGCTGGTCATTACACTGCAGGTATGTCACCTTGTCCTCATTCACAAACTCCGGCAGCTCGTCGCCCACGATAATCACTTTCCCCAAGCCTATACCGTACCGGCATATCGACCGCAGGCTGTACCTTAGTTCGTTGTTCTGCCACTTGCTGCCCCTGCCAATCACATATACTACGTCCATTGCCTTCATCTTATTTCTATATAGCATTTCCCTGCAGATGCCTTCAGCCGCCTCTCAAACTCGCGGCAACGCTCTCGGCTGCCGGTCAGTCCGCCTGCCACCGTGTTGTCGCCCAACAGTATGCACCCGGCCGTGTCTGACGCACTGTTGCCTGCGTGGATGCGGATACCCGTGAACCCCGGCACATCCAACAACTGAGGCATACGCCTGCCGTACTTCTTGCTCCAGGTCATGCGCACCTCGTATATGCCCGACGGGATAGCTGTCTTGCCCGCCACCTTCAGCCGCTGGATGTCACACAATTCCATCTTCTGATGAAGACAGCGGTCCCTGGGCTCCAGAGAATGGCAGAAAAACTCGCCGTCGATATACACGCGACCTATCGTGTAACCTTCCCTCCGGAAATCACGCTTTAACAATACCCGCATATCCTTTTCCTCCTATAACCATTTGAACAATCCTTTTATCAGCAGCACCCACCCGCGCGTCGCCGGCACACGCTCGCACACCTTCCAGCCTGCGAACAGCAGCACCATCGCTACAGCTATCCAGAAGAACCACGACGTGAAACGTGTGTACCCGTTCTTCACCGGCACTTCCTTCACCACCTCCACCGGATAGGGGATGCTGTCATGCACACGGATGCTGTCACGCACAAGCACGCTGTCTGTCTTCCGGCGGTCGCGCCATTCCGTGTGCCAGCGGTCCACAAACACGGTGTCGTGCCGGTATCGATAGACGATGCTGTCCCTCACGTGAATGCTGTCACGGCGGTCACGCACGTTGGTGTTCTCATGTTCGTGGTGGTTGTTATGCACTGCCGCTACTGCCGTCGGTGCTGTCTTGCAACCCGACAGGAGCAGACATAGCGCCACGGTCAGAACCACTGCACTGCCCGTGATGAAGAACACCTTGCGGCATCCTTCAGCCTCTTTATAAGAATCATACATATCCATGATTTATTTGATTTTGTGTTTTTAATTTGCTTACATCAATTAATAGTAGTAATTTTGCGCCTCCAAACCAATAAATTTATTGTATTATGAAGCATTTTTTTATTTTCGCAGCTGCAGCTGCATTGCTCCTTGTTTCGTGCAAATCTGACGAACCGCAGGAACCTCAATCAGTCACCTTCCGAGTGTCTAACTTCTCTTATGCCCAGGAACCGCTCAACGGTCCCGTGAAAGCACCGGCAGCACTCATCGATGACGACAGTCAGGCACTAACCGACCTCTATCTTTTTGACGGCACAACCCAGCTCGCGCATCAGGAATCCTCTGAAGAGAACTTTGGTACCATCACCGTCTCACTCCTTGCCGGTGAACACAACCTGCATTTCGTGGCTACGCGCAGCACCAGTCTGAGCTACGCAGACGGCGTACTGTCATGCGCCTCGCTACGTCCGACCTTCGGCAAGCACCTCACGCTGAATGTGTCCGGCAGTTCGACAAATAACATCGAACTTACACGCATCAACGGTCAGGTCGTTATCACTATTGAGGACGCTATCCCCGCAGAAGCCAAGACGCTCCGCATACAGATGGCTCGTTATCCCATGGGGCTTGACATCGCTACCTTCAACGGCATCGGCACAAACGCCTTCGACCAGACTGTTGACATCAGCAGCAAAGCAGGTGTTACCGGTGCGAACTGGAAACTGAACGTACTTTCTCCTACCTACAGCGAGAACTATGAGACAACCTATACCATCACAGCTCTCAACTCCGGCAATACCGTTATTGGGCAGGCGACCGGCACGCTGCCAATCCATTCCAACACCAAGACTCTCCTGCACGGTAATCTGTTCACCGGAACAAAGGCAGTATTCTCAATCTCCACAGCATGGCACGCAGATATCAACGTGGATATGTAATCCCGGCGACAAAGGTCTATGAGGTCAGTACCATACATACTCTCTGCGCTTCTGCTTATAGCGTTACTTTCGTTATCGGCATGCCGACACAATGAACCGGAAGCAGCTGTAACCACTCCGGAGACTGTTCCCTCTGATGAAGGTACGTTGATACTCGAAACCGACAGCGACCAGTGGACGGTGCATGTTTTCAAAGAACATCTGGTTTATTCGGAAGCGGTTAAGGTCTCGCTTCCCGAGCCGTGGGTGCTGCCTACCCGTGAGGATGCTGCAGTGCTGAAGAACCTCGAATATCCGTGTGAGGAGCGGTTTGTTACTTCAGATGGTTATACATTCGGAATGCCAAGTGCCAGCGTGAGCAAAGCCGGAACCAAGACAAAATACTCCGTATTAGGGCTGTATCGCCGAAGGACAGTCATTGATGTTCCATTCTAAAAATGTACTGTTTTTAAGATTCCAAACCTCCGAGGCAAAAAAATCTCGGGGGTTTGCCTTTTTATAATGTACTATTTTTAAGATTCGGCACTTTCCTCCTCATCCGCAGGGCTGGCTTGCTCGGGCTCCGGTTCCGGTTCGGGTTGGGGATGCTGCCGTTCCCACCATGCTTCGTAATCGACTTTCGCCATGTCGGTACACTCGTGCCAGAGCGGTTCGTCTTGTGCAGGGATAGAAACGGACGGATAGAACTCACGCTTGACGTCTTCTGCGTGGTCGCGCCAAAGCCACTCATTGGGGGCTTCGGGGTAAAGGTCAATAATCTTCTTCATATCAATTCGGTGCTGGCGAAATCGTCCAGCCTTTTTGGGTTATTATAATGTTTTCGATGCCGTAGGTGGCTTCGGCGGCGTGGATAGCATTGCGGACGGCTTGTGAGAGGGTGAGGGTCAAGCCACTGCCGTTGTCGGTGAGGCGTAAGGCGATGTAGTCGCGGAAGTTCGAGAGGAACTGCTGGAGGTTGTTCTGAGCCGTTGAGCCTTCTTCTATCAAGTCCGTCCTGCTCGCGTCAAGGGCATTGGTCGGATTCCAAGACCTAAGATTGATACTTGCATCCGTCCCTTGACCGAACTCCATATCTATTAGGTTGGCAGAATCTGATATACCGCTTCGGTTATTCGGTTCTTGCATAATCCAAGTATGCACAGTCCCAAATACCAATCGCTTCAAGTTCGGACAATTCACCATCATATAAAGATAGCCTCCAGTCTCGTCATACTTCTCAATATCGGTCACAACCTCTTTCAATGACGTACAATCTACAGCAAATCTCCCGAAGTAAAACTCCTTCATCTTCGGGCACTCTATCTTAGTGACGGTCGTGTCTCCATTGACCATACCAAGAAAACCGTATGTCGAAGAGTTTCCGCCACGATAGATTGTGAGTTCCGGCATTGTTAGTGTTGGCAAGCGAAATCCTCTATCAACGCAGCAGTATATTGCTCGTTTAAGGTTCGGCACGTTGAACTCCGTGATGCCGTAGAGATTGGCAGAAGCTATATAGCGGTTGCTTATCTCTTCCATGCCGAGCGTCAGTTTGTGAACATTCGGGAATAGGTCTGTCAAAGTCTTTAAGTCACGCGGCAGAACATCCCATGTGTTATCGTCAAGTAACTCAGTGACGGAAGCGTAGTCTTTTAAGAGCAAATGCACCAGACTCATCCCATCCGCTGCCTCTGGGACACCGCCAATCTTCCTATCGTTCAGCAGCGCGAGATTAGCGGCGAGCGGAGACGATGCGGAAATCTCCGAGCGGCGGTCTGGAATGCCGTATGTCTCATTGCCTTGCAAGCGATTCCGCAGATAGGTATAGGCTGCTGCAATAGAACTGATGACAGACGCTCCACCAAGCATGGTCAGTGTAGCCGTCCAAGCCTTGCGGATGATAGCAGTAATCACGCTGCGACTTTCTTCGATGGTCGTTGTTACCGTACCACTGGCTGTCGGAGTATCGAGACCTGTTGCCTGATCGAACAACGGCGCAACGTCCTCTGTCACAATGCGGTCTTGGCTTTCAAGCATCGGGGTCAGTATGTCTGATACAGCATGCTCACTTATTGTTTTTTCTATATTCATATGCTTTTAAGTTTTGGCACGGTAGGCAGGATTCGAACCTGCGACCTCTTATGTTTGAGGAGTTCGGAAACATACCTCTCGTCTAAGCGTCTCTAACCTCTGAGCTACTACCGTAGGCGGTGCGCTCTTCCTCACGGTACCTCGCACCCAAATTTAGCATTACTATTATTTCGCGTCCACCAAAAGCCTTGCAAACTAATTTCAATAAAACCGAAATAATGTTTTGACTGATAGCCATGCAATGTTTTTAATGTTCACTTCCGCTTTCACCCAAGCGGCCAGGGGTTGAGAATTAGGGCAGAGCCAACTGCCCTAATCCGATTAGAGAGATAATAGATAATTACTCCATTGCTCTGCCATAGCCTTTGCAATACCGGCAAAGGTACGACTTGCAGTCCTTTGGTCGTGAGCTACGCCACGGCTACCACCTTGCCCATGAGCAAAGCCGCTTGTATTGCTTGGCATCCACGGCTTATGCTCCGCAATAATCTCCGTAGGTTGGAGCTTAGGCAAACCCTTCAACCAAAGCAAAGTCTTTTTGCTGTACGGCTCTCCAAACTCATACGGCTGTACTGCTTGGGTAGGCTCAGGCAGACCAACAACTTTCAAAGGTACGGGATTCTCAATAGCAACATGCTCACAGTCGCAGCGGTAGAACTCCATGAAGAAAGCCTTAGCTTCCTGCGATAAGCGATACCGCTCCTCCGACAGATTGCCTGCGGTAGGGTACATCCAACGAGCTCCGGCTTTGCTCATATAAGTGCAAGGCGGATGGGCTATGATTAAGTCCCAATGCTCATGCAAGAGCGGAAGCACATCCTGCTTGAAATGCCACTCGGGATGACCGCCGCTGCAATCTTGGATGTCGCAACTATAAGCCTCGTGTCCGAGTTCCCGGAAAACCTTGCACACGGCTTGACTTTCCTCACATGCTATAAGTACCCGTAGCCTTTTCATAATCTACCTCCTTATCCCAGCATCCCGTCATCGGGGTTGTTGCCGCCGCCGTTGCCCGAAGGCTCGCTCGACGACGCATTAGCAGGGTCGTCCTTGCTGTCTTTGACACCCTCCAGCCCGCGCAGTACTGCCTTCAACTCCGCATCCGGCGTGAACTTAAGGCTGAACT